GTTATATGGGGACTACGCTGCGCCGGGCCAGCTTAGCTCCAGAGGGGTCAATATTGGACGCCGATAGGGGGTCACGATTGGATGCCGATTGACAACATCCCACCGGCGGGGGCTCAGGCCCTGTTCATGGCGACATGATCGGATCGGGGACCGCACCGGAGCATGGCTGCGAAGGGCGGGGCAGGTGCAAAGCCTGCGGGGAAGCGGCTGGCCCCCGACACAGGGCATCGCGTGGAAACGGATCGAGGAAGCGAAGGGCCTTCCCTTGTAGAGCGGGGGGAAGGAGCGAGTGCCGACCTAAAGCCTATTTATGAACTGAACCGTTTAGTTTAGAATGAGGGCATGACGATGAACGACGCCGCGCACGCCACCGATCTGGTCCCAATGCCCCCCGATGTTTGGGCGGGGGGTAACGGGGGGCGGGGTTATCTCTTCGCGCTGTGCGGCGCGGGGGTGGCCCGATGACCGCCGCGACCCAAGCCATCCGGTTCCTGGAGAGCCTCAAGATCCCCGAGGGGCCCAAGGCCGGGCAGTCGGTGAAGCTGGCGCCGTTCCAGAAGCGGTTCGTGCGGGGCGCTCTGGCGTCCGGGGTGAACGTCGCTGTTCTCAGCATCGGACGGGGCAACGCCAAGACCGCGCTTTCCGCCGGCATCGCCCTGGGTTCGCTGATGGGGAAATGGGAACCGCAGCCGCGGCGGGAGATCCTGATCGCGGCGCGGACACGGGATCAAGCGAGAATTGCGTTTGATTTTGTCGTGGGCTTCCTGCGAAGCCTGCCCGAGGACGACCAGGCGGCGTTCACGGTGCGCCGCTCGCCCCGGCTGGAAGTCGAGTATGACGGCGACGGCGGCGGGCATGTGATCCGGGCGATTGCCGCTGACGGCAAGACCGCTCTGGGTTCCGCCCCGACGCTGGTGCTGATGGACGAGCGCGGGCACTGGGCGGCGGATCAAGGTGACGCTCTGGAACATGCCTTGCTGTCCGGTCTGGGCAAGCGGGGCGGCCGGGCGCTGATCATCTCGACCAGTGCGGCGGCTGACTCGCATCCGTTCTCCGTGTGGCTCGATCAGGATCAGCCGGGCGTGTACCGGCAGGAACACCGGCCCGCACCGGGCCTGCCTGCTGATGACCTGGCATCGCTGAAACTGGCGAACCCCGGCGCGGTGGCGGGCATCGGTTCGTCGCTGGAATGGCTGCAGGCGCAGGCCCGGCGGGCGATCGCGCGGGGCGGTTCCACGCTCACGAGCTTCCGGCTTTACAACCGGAACGAGCGTGTCAGCGGCGAGACCCGCGACGTTTTGCTGACCGTCGACGAATGGCTGAACTGCGAGGTGTCGGACGTGCCGCCGCGCAAGGGCGGTGTCGTGATCGGGATCGACCTGGGCGGCTCTGCCAGCATGACGGCGGCGGCGTTCTACTGGCCCGAGACCGGGCGCCTGGAATGCCGGGGCTGGTTCCCGTCGCAGCCGGGGCTTGGCGATCGCGGGGCCAGCGATGGTGTCGGCGGGCGCTACTCGGAAATGTCGGAGCGGGGCGAGCTGACGACGCTGGGCGCGGCGACGGTGCCTGTCGCGGCATGGCTGGGCGAGACCCTGCGCCATGTCGAGGGCGAGACCATCACGGCGCTGGTGGCCGATCGCTACAAGCAAAGCGAAGTCGGTGAAGGCATGGACCGGGCCGGCGTGCGGTGTCCGATCATCTGGCGGGGCATGGGCTTCAAGGACGGCTCCGAGGATATCGAGCGGTTCCGGCGCGCGGCCTTCGACGGCAAGGTGCAGACCGCGCCGAGCCTGCTGTTGCGCAGCGCCATGGCCGATGCCGTGACCCTGCGCGACCCGGCGAACAACCTGAAACTGGCGAAGGCCCGGAGCATGGGCCGGATCGACGCGGCGGCCGCAACCGTCCTGGCGGTGGCCGAGGGCGCGCGGATCACCGGGCGCGGCGCGCAAAAGGGAGGGCGCTTCGCATGGGCATGACCGAGACGGCATCGCGGATCATCGCGCGGTTCGGGCAGGCGGGCGCGTTCGAGCGCACCAGCGAACAGCTCAACCCATGGGATCCACCGGGCACGACTACGACGCACCCGGCGACGGTGGCGGTTGTCACCTATGACCAGGACCATCGCGACGGGACGCTGATTCGGGCCGATGATCTGCGGGTTCTGGTGTCCGTCGCGGGGCTCGATATCGAACCGGCCGTTTCCGACAAGCTGATCGTCGGCGGCGAGACCTACAACATCGTCCACGTCGCCCCCCTCGGGCCGGACGGCGTGCCGCGGTTCCACGACCTGCAGGTGCGCAAATGAGCCGGCGGCGCGATTTCGCGCGGCACAGCGCCAGGGTGACGCGCGGCGCGCGCTGGAAGGCGCTTCGCATGATGGCGCTCGATCGCGACGGCTGGCAATGCGTCCGGTGCGGCGAGCGGCGGCGGCTGGAATGCGATCACGTCGAGCCGGTGCGCGATCGGCCCGACCTGGCCTACACCCTGTCCAATCTGCAGATCCTGTGCGGGCGATGCCACGCCAGCAAGACACGGCTGGAAGTCGGGCACGCGCCCCTTCCCCCGAACCGCCAGCAATGGCGCGACCTGCTGAAAACTCAGCAACCCCCTATCGAGCACGAAAGGAAAACCCATGCTTGATTCCGTGAAGATCGCCCGGCGGCAAAGCGAAATCCGCCAGAACCTTGCCGAGTTGGCGGGCAAGGAAACCCCGTCCGAGGACGAAACCCGCTCCATGGAAGCGATGGACCGGGAGTACCGGACCAATGAGACCCGCTATCGCGCGGCCCTGATCGCCGAAGATACCGAGCGCCGGGAAGCCGGGGCCGAGCTGGAAACCCGTTCGGAACAGGAATACGCCGATCTGCTGGCCGGGTTCGAGCTGCGGCAGGTGGCGCTGTATCTGGACGAAGGCCGGGCGCTGGACGGACGCACTGCCGAGATCGTGCAGGAACTGCGCATGCAAGGCGGCTTCCGAGGCATCCCGGTTCCGTGGGGCGCGCTTGAGACGCGGGCCGGTGAGACCGTCGCGAGTGGCACCCCGAACCCGATCAGCACGCGCCCGATCATCGATCGGCTGTTCCCTGACTCCGTGGCGGGCCGGATGGGCGCGCAGATGATCAGCATCGACAGCGGCGCCGTCGAATGGCCGGTGACGACCTCGGCCGTGTCTGCCGGCTGGGCCGATGGCGAGACCGCCAACGTGGCCGGGCCGACCGTCTACGCCACGACCGATCGCAGCATGGCGCCCGACCACAACCTCGGGATCCAGATGCGCGTGACCCGCAAGGCGTTGAAGCAGAGCGGCACCGCGCTCGAGCAAGCCATCCGGCGCGACATGAACAGCGCCATGGCTGTCGAGATGGACAAGGCCGTGTTCCTCGGCACCGGCGCGAACGGGCAACCCCTGGGCGTGATCACCGGCGCGGCGACCTACGGCATCACGTCCACCGATGTGGCGGCGCTGGCGTCCTGGGCGGCATTCCGGGCGGCTGTCACCCGCTTCATGGTGGGCAATGCGGCGTCCAGCATGGCGGCGGTGCGGGCGATGATCCGGCCCGAGCTGTGGGACATTCTCGACGGCCTGCAGGCGTTCGAGGGCGACAGCGTGACGGAATGGGACCGGCTGGTGAAGAACCTTCCCAACGTGACGATGACGACCAACGGGCTGGCGGCACCTTCCGGCGATCCGCTGGAAACCCAATCGCTGCTGACCACATCGGCCGGCGGTGTCGCGCCGATCTTCGTGGGCGCTTGGGGCGCGGTCGATGTGATCCGCGACCCGTTCAGCGATGCACAGTCGGGCGGCCTGCGGATCACCGCTCTGGCCACCCTGGATGTGACGGTGGCGAGGCCCGCGCAGCTCCAACTGATCACCGGCCTCGAGCTGGAAGTGAGTGGCGGCTGATGCTCTGGGGTGGCGCAACAGACGGCGGCGCGCTGGAGTTGCGCCGCGCCAATGATGGGGGCGCCCGGCTGACCGGGCGTTTCCCCTACGGCAAGCCTGCTGTCCTTTCGGACGGCGGGCGCACCGGCCGGCCGCGAAAAGAGATCATCGCGCCCGGCGCGTTCTCCTACCGGGTGGAGCGTCCCGAGGAGGATATTCACCTGCTGGTCGGTCACTCCTACGATCGGCCGCTGGCCAGCAAGGGCACCGGCACGCTGTCGTTTCAGGACACGGCGGCGGCGCTGATCTTCAACGCGATCATCACGCGCGAGATTGCCGAGACGGCGCACGGGCGCGATGCCCTGGCTCTGATCGGTTCCGGGCTGGCGGTGGGGATCAGCCCCGGCTTTCGGATCCCGCCGGAACGCGCGGTGCCCAATGCCGAGGAAATCACCGAGGAAGAGGACCGGCCCGAGGAAGGAATGCACCGGGCGATCATCCGGACCATCCTTGCCGCCTTGCTCTACGAGCTGTCGCTGGTGGTCCGGCCTGCCTATCCCGAGGCGCAGATCGAGGCCCGGTCCTGGGAAGTGTCCCGCCCCGGCGGCCTGATCCTGCGCAGCCATCACCGCAACCGATGGAGGGCCTGACATGGCCGTGACCTTGAGGCAGGTGGAGACCGTGACCGCCTATCCCGACGCGCCCGAGGGCCTGTCTACGGCCGCCGCCGCGCTCGAGGCGGATGCGCTCTGGGCGCGGATCGAGGCTTACACCGCGTATCGGTTCACCGAACGGGCCGTGGTCTGGACCGTCGATGGCGAGGGCGACTGGACGCCCCCGCTCACGCCGGCATCGATCGACGGGGCCGAGAAATGGGAGGGCACCGAGTGGGTGTCCACGACCCTGCCCGAAGGGCCATTCGGCTACTGCCTTCCCGGTGACGGGCCGTACCGGATCACCGGCACCGCGGGCGCGGGGCCTGTGCCTGCCCCGGTAGCCGAGGCGTTCCGGCGCCTGGCGGAATACCTCTCCGATACCGACGACCGGCCCGGCGCGTCGAACTACAGCGTCAACATGGGCGGGGCGATTCAGGAAAGCTATGACCGCGCGCCGCATTGGGTGGCGCGGGCGATGATCAACAGCGGGGCGGCTGATCTGCTACGCCCCTATCGGAGGGCGTGACCATGGGCATTCTCGATATTTTCCGGCGCTCCGCCAAGTTGGCGGAGGGGGCGCATGGGCAAGTTGCCAAAGCGGAAACCCGGTCCAGCGGGGCTGGCTACACGCACCAGGTCATCGCGGCGCGTGAGGCGTATATCTCGGGCGCGTCCGGGCTGGCGGAGCTGACCGCCACGGTGCAGGGATGCGTGTCGCTCTGGGAAGGCGGCATGGCCCTTGCCGATGTGCAGGGCACCGATCTGCTGACCCGGCGCGACATGGCGCTGACGGCGCGGGGCCTGGCGCTGCGCGGCGAAGCCGTGTTCCTGATCACCGACGCCGGCCTTGTCCCTGCCGTCGACTGGGATCTGAACACCCGCAACAGCCGCCCGAGCGCCTACCGGCTGACCCTGCCCGAGGCGGGCGGCGGCAGGACGCAAACCGCGCTGGCGGCCGAGGTGCTGCATTTCAGGATCGGCTGCGACCTGGCGGTGCCCTACATCGGCACGGCACCCCTGCGCCGCGCCAGCCTGACGGCAAGCCTGTTGCAGACTATCGAGACCGCGCTGGCGGAGGTGTACGAAAACGCCCCGATCGGTTCGCAGATCGTGCCGTTTCCCGAGGCACCTGAGACCGACATGGAAAACCTGGCGCGCGGCTTCCGGGGCAACCGGGGCCGCGTCCTGATCCGGGAATCGGTGAACGTGTCGGCCGGCGGCGGGCCGGCACCGCAACAGGACTGGAAGGCCAGCGACGTGACGCCCGACTTGTCGCGGGCCATGACGGCGCAAAGCCTCACGGCGGCGCGGGATGCGATCTGCGGGGCGTTCGGTGTCCTGCCGGGGCTGCTGAGCCCGGCGGTGACCGGGCCGATGGTGCGCGAGGCGCAGCGCCACCTTGCGACGTGGCAATTGCAGCCGATCGCGATGCTGATGGGCGAGGAATGCACCGACAAGCTGGGCGCGCCGGTGATGATCGACACGCTGCGCCCGCTGCAAGCCTTCGATGCCGGCGGCCGGGCGCGGGCGCTGGCGACGATCATCGAGAGCATGGCACGGGCGAAGGAGCTGGGCCTGTCACCGGACCAGGTGAACGCGGCCATGACGCTGGTGAACTGGGGCGCCGATGACGGTGCGGCGTGATGCCCAAGTCGCTCAGGGCGGCACGCAAGGCCGAGCGGAAGGCTGAGCGGCGACGGCTGCGGATCAAGGACCGGGCCAGCGTCGTGACGGCCATTGTTCAGGTGGTGCGCGAGGCGCGCGAGGATGGCCGGGCGGTCACGCACTGGACGTTCGAGGGGATGCTCATTGCGCTGTTGCGGTCCGAGATGTGCCTTTCTTCCGTGCCCTGGGCCGCTGCCGATTCCGCGGCGCGCGAGGTTGTGGCCGAGGCGCTGGGGCGGCTGGGGGCGAAGCGGCCAAGCTGGCAGGAAGGCCAGCCGGAATGGACTGACGGCGGCGTGATCCGTGACACGCGCATTACCTGCGCCAACTGCGGCAAGGGGCTGGAACCCGAACAGAAGATCTATTGCAGCAGAATTTGCGGCGATGCGGCGCTGCACCGGCGGGCCTGGCACGACATGGCCGAGGAAAAGCGACTGCGCCTCAACCTGATCCGCAAGAGGCGGAAGCAGAATGCGCCAGCTTGATCCGATCGAGATAGAGCCGGATGCGTGGTGCCTGTGGTGCGGCGACCCTCTACCGGAACCGGAGGAACGCCACCACGGCCGGCGGTATTGCTGCAAGCGGTGCAAGTGGGCCGCCGAGAACGATACGCGCAGTCAGCAGACGAAGGCCGCGCGGCCGATGCGGGCGTGCCTGTGGTGCGGGACCGAGTTTCTGGCCTGGCCGTCGCACAAGCAGCACTGTTCCCCGAAGTGCAGCGAACGGACGTTCAACGCGAGGAAGAGCGCGCGTCGGCGGGGCTGAGTGCATTTCTTAGATGGCATGTCAGATGGCATAAGATCCGCCGCGCCGTATAAATTCCGCATCAAAATCAAACATTTAGCGGAATTATTGGCAGCCCGTAGGGGAATCGAACCCCTCTTTCCAGGTTGAAAACCTGGCGTCCTAACCGATAGACGAACGGGCCACGTTTGGCGTGAGTGGGTGTCTAGAAAAACGCGCAGCGGGGTTCAAGCGAATTCTTTCGCCGCAGCCCGGAAACACGGGCGCGCGCGGGTCACTCCGCCCAGGCCGCGTCGTCGAGGCGGAGCTGGACGCTCTGCCGGCCGTTCCAGTGGTTGACCTCGATCCGGCCCGCCACATGCAGCGGGCGGCCGCCATGGGCCTGGAACACCGCATCGAGGCCGTTGCCCGCGGCGTCGAAGCAGATCGCGTCGAGCGTGGTCGGGCCATCGGTCAGCGTCAGCTTCAGGTGGCCCTGGCCGACGGCGCGCAGATGGCGGATGCGCAGGCCGGGCAGGGCGAAGCGCGGGGCAGGGGCGGCGGCGCCGAAGGGGCCGGCCTCCTCCAGCCGCGTAATCAGCTCCACGGTGCAGGCGGCGGGCATCAGCATCCCGTCGAGGCGCAAGTCGCCCGGGCCGCGGGTGCCCGCGCCTTGCCTGCCCAAAAGCTCCGACAGGCGTGCCATCGCCGGCTCCAGCTGCGCGCGGCTGAGGCTGAGACCTGCGGCCATCTTGTGCCCGCCGCCCTTCTCGATCAGCCCCTCCGCCGCCAGACGCTGGATCGCGGCGCCAAGGTCGACGCCGCCGACCGACCGGCCCGAGCCCTTGCCGGCGTCGCCGTCGAAGCCGATCACCACGGCGGGGCGGTTCGTGGCCTCCTTCAGGCGGGCGGCGACGATACCGACGACGCCGGGGTGCCAGCCCTCTTCGGCGGCCCAGACCAGCGGCGTGTCCAGTCCTCGCGCCATGGCCTGCGCAAGGGCTGCCTCGCGCACCCGGCCCTCGATCTCGCGGCGGTCGGTGTTGAGCTCCTCGAGGCGCCTGGCCATCACCGCGGCCTCGGCCGGGTCGGTCGTCGCGAGCAGCCGCGCGCCGAGGTCCGCCGAGCCGATCCGGCCGCCGGCGTTCACCCGGGGGCCGAACACGTAGCCGAGGTGGTAGCTCGTCGGCGGCCGGTCGAGCCGCGCCACGTCGCCGAGCGCCACGAGGCCGGGCCGCGCGCGCCGCGCCATGACCTTCAGCCCCTGCCGCACGAAGGCGCGGTTGAGCCCGATCAGCGGGGCGACGTCGGCCACCGTCGCCAGCGCGACGAGGTCGAGCATCGCGATCAGGTCGGGCCCTGTTCGGCCAGCCTCGCGCAACCGGCGGTTCAACTCCACCAGCAGCAGGAACACGACGCCCGCGGCGCAGAGATGGCCGAGCGATCCGTCCTCGTCCTGCCGGTTGGGGTTCACCACCGCGACGCAGGCGGGCAGGGTCGCGCCGGCGAGGTGGTGGTCGAGCACGATCACGTCCGCGCCCACCGCCGCCGCGATGGGCCCGTGCGACAGCGTCCCGCAATCGACGCAGACGATCAGGTCATGGTCGCGCGCGAGCGCCGCCATCGCGGGCTCGTTCGGGCCGTAGCCCTCGTCGATCCGGTCGGGGATGTAGAGCGTGGCAGTCCGGCCGAGAGCGCGCAGCCAGTCGATCAGGAGCGCAGCGGAGGCGCCGCCGTCGACGTCGTAATCTGCGAAGATCGCGATGCGCTCGCCGCGATCGACGGCCGCGATGAGACGGGCGGCGGCGGGGTCCATGTCCTTCAGCCCGCGCGGGTCGGGCATCAGGTCGCGCAATGCGGGCGCAAGGAACCCCTGCGCCGCCTCGGGTGTCACGCCGCAGCGCGCCAGGACCTGGCATAGCGCCGGCTCGAGCCCCGCGCGCTGCCCCAGCGCCTCGGCCAGCCGGGCGATCTCGGACGTCGGGCCGACCCAGCGGCGGCCGGTCAGCGACAGGTCTACGCCCAGAAAACCCGTTGAAGCGTCGATATGTTGGGGTACTGCCATGCCCGCCACACTACCTGCAGCGCGCGTGGTCTGTCACCCTCATTTCACAGGGTTGCGATAGGTCATCCGCCGCACCGAGCCGGTCTTCGAGCGCATCAGGATCGTCTCGGCGGTCAGGAACCCCGGCTCGCGCTTGATGCCGGGCAGGATCGAGCCATCGGTGACTCCGGTCGCGGCAAAGATCACGTCCTTCGTCACCATGTCGTCGCGGGTGTAGACCCGGTCGAGGTTGGTGATGCCGGCCTTCTTCGCGCGGCCGCGCTCGTCGTCGTTGCGAAACAGCAGCTTGCCGTACATCTGCCCGCCCATGCATTTCAACGCGGCGGCCGCGAGCACGCCCTCGGGTGCGCCGCCCGAGCCCATGTACATGTCGATGCCGGTCAGCGCCGTCTCGGCGCAGTGGATCACGCCCGCCACGTCGCCGTCGGTGATCAGCCGGATCGCGCAGCCGGTGGTGCGCAGCTCGTCGATCATCGCCTCGTGGCGCGGACGCTCCAGCACGCAGACGGTGATGTCGGTCGTCGAACAGCCCTGTGCCGAGGCCAGCGCCGAGACCCGTTCGGCCGGCGACATGTCGAGCGTGACAACGCCGGTGCGGTAGCCCGGCCCGATGGCGAGCTTATCCATGTAGACGTCGGGCGCGTGCAGCATCGAGCCGCGCGGCCCCATCGCGATCACGGTCAGCGCGTTCGGCATGTCCTTTGCCGTCAGCGTCGTGCCTTCCAGCGGGTCGAGCGCGATGTCGACCTCTGGGCCGGTGCCGTCGCCGACCTCCTCGCCGATGTAGAGCATGGGCGCCTCGTCGCGCTCGCCCTCGCCGATCACGACGGTGCCGCGGATCTCGAGCTTGTTGAGTTGGTCGCGCATCGCGTTGACGGCGGCCTGGTCGGCGGCCTTCTCGTCGCCGCGCCCGATGAAGTCGGCCGAGGCGAGCGCCGCGGCCTCCGACACGCGGGCGAGGCCCAGCGACAGCATGCGGTCGTTGAAATCGGTGGGATGCGACATGGGACAGGGCCTCGGGCAATTGCGGTTGCTCGCCGGTCTAGCGGCCCGGCCCCCTCGCGTCCAGCATGGGGGCGCTAACGCGAGAAGCGCCGCCTCAGACCTCCTCGATCCGGAGCGCGACGGGTGCGGCCATCACCACGCCGGTCTTCGGCAGCGCAGCGAGCGCGGTGTCGAGGTTCGGCCGCGCGGTCTTGTGGGTCACGATCAGCACCGGCGCGTTGGCGCCCGGATGGTCGTACTGGCGCATCCGGTCGATGGAGATGCCGGCCTCGCCCAGCACGGTGGCGACCTTCGCCAGCGCGCCCGGCTTGTCGGCCAGGTCCATCCGCAGGTAGTAGCAGGCGGGGCTTGCGGCGGAGGCCGGCGGCGCGTCCTCCAGCGCCGTGGCGGGCCGCCCGAAGGTCGGCACCCTGATGCCGCGCGCGATGTCGCAGATGTCGGACAGGACCGCGCTGGCCGTCGGGCCTTCGCCCGCGCCGGCGCCGCGCAGCACGATCTGGCCGACGCTGTCGCCCTCGATCACCACCATGTTGGTGCCCCCCTCGAGCTGCCC